AAGCGTGTACACTTGGTCGGGATGGGTAAAGCGCGGACAAATAGGCCTGAATATTTCATTGTTTGGAACTAGCAGCACAACGTATTTAAGATTTACAACCTCGAATGCTATTGCTCTTTTTATAAATAATGTTCAGGCAGTATTAACAACTGCGGTTTTTCGTGATCAATTTGCTTGGTATCATGTCGTTTATTCTCAAAACGAAACATCTCAAACAATTTATGTAAATGGAAATGTAGTTGGCACTGGAACAACTGCACCTGCGGCGTTTAATACAAATATAGCCCATTCAATAGGAAGCAATGGAGGTTCAAACTTTTTTGATGGGTATCTTACTGAAGTAAATTTTATTGATGGCCAAGCATTAACTCCAACTTCTTTTGGGGAAATTAACTCCACAACCGGAGTATGGTCGCCAAAGCAATACACAGGAACTTACGGAAACAATGGGTTTAGATTGCGTTTTAACAGCACATCGTCTTTAGCGGCACTTGGCACAGACAGCTCGGGGAATAACAACACTTGGACGGTAAGCAACGTGTCGCTGACGGCTGGCGTGACGTACGACAGCATGATCGATGTCCCGGTAAACTACAGTGACGACGGAAACGGAAGGGGTAATTATGCTGTATTAAACGGAATAGTCGCAATACCAAACGCAGTCCCGAATGCGGGAAATCTTGAATCACCAAACTCTGCTATAGCTGTTGCTGTTGGAAGTATTTTAATGGACAGTGGAAGTTGGTATTGGGAAACACAATACAATTCCGCAGTTGCGGATCAAATAATTGGAATATACAAATCTCCTACAGTTACTGCAACTACTGCCACAATTACGCCAACAACTAGCGTTATTGGTTTAAGATTTAACGCCGATACAGGAGCGTTGGATTATACTGTTGATGGAACAACATACACATCAATTGCTACGGGTCTTACTGGTGGAGGATATGTTCCATACGCAGCTTCTGCGACAAACGCAAAAATTATTTACGCCAACTTTGGGCAGCGTCCGTTTGCGTATGCTAGACCTGTTGGATTTAATGCGCTTAACACAAATAGCCTTCCAGTTCCGTCGATTATTAATTCAGCCAATTATATGGCTGTAAATCTTTATACTGGAAATGAAACCGTTCGTTCAATTGACAACACAGTAAATAGTGTGTCATTCCAGCCAGATTTGGTTTGGATTAAAGCTAGAAACGCCACAACAAACCATGTTTTGTTTGATTCTGTGAGAGGAGCGGAAAGATATGTTTCTTCCAACACTACAACGCCTGAGACAATCAACGCAAATACATTGACTGGGTTTAATTCAAACGGATTTAATTTAGGAATAGACAACACACTAACAAACGCAACTGGAGTTGATTATTTTGCTTGGCAGTGGAAAAAAGGAATTGTTCCGGGATTAGATATTGTTTCATACACTGGAACTGGAGTAGTTAGAACAGTTTCTCATAATCTTGGAATTGCTCCTTCAATGATTATTATTAAGCGAGTTAGCGCAGGAGCCAATGAAAATGGAATAGTGTATCATAAAGATGTTTCTGCAAATAACTCATTAATTCTTAATGACACCTTCAGTGCAGGTGTTGGCTCTTGGAACAACACAGCTCCAACTTTAAGTGAATTTACTATTGCAGCAGTTGCAGGCGTAAATACTTCTGGCGTAAATTACATTGCGTATTGTTTTGCTGAAATTCCGGGATTTAGCAAATTTACAAAATATCCCAGCAACGACAGTGCAACCAGGCCGTTTACATATTGCAATTTTTCTCCTAAATTTTTTCTCCTAAAAACTTATACTTCAGCATTTAGAAATAGGTGGGTTGCATTTGATGCAGCTAGAGGGGGCAGTTTTTCTATTGCACCAAACGATGCAGGCGTTGATTCTACAGCGGTTTCTTTTCAGATAACTTCTAATGGGTTTAAACTTCTATCAGCTGGGGGTAGCCCAGTAAATGTTGGCGATGTTTTAGTTGCAGCCTTTGCAGAAGCCCCATTTAAGTATGCGCTAGCCAAATTTTAACACATGGCACACTTTGCTGAAATTATCGACGGTGTAGTGCAGCGAGTTATCGTTGCGGAACAAGACTTCATTGACTCTATTCCCGGTCAATGGGTTCAGACTAGCTACAACACTTACGCTGGCAAACATCCAGAAGGCCGTCCTTTACGCAAGAACTATGCTGGCATTGGCTATGTTTACGACAGTGTGCGTGATGCTTTCTATGCGCCCCAACCACATCCTTCGTGGACGCTCGATGAAGAGACATGTTTCTGGAATCCACCAACACCGTATCCAGCGGATGGCAATGCATATGCATGGAACGAAGAGTCCTTGTCTTGGGTTGCTGTTTCTTAATTTATGCCAAGAAAATCCGTATCCCTAGCAGTTGGCCGAGGTGAAAAGCTTCCTGTGTCTAAAGGTGCCGGGCTTACCGCCAAAGGTCGAGCCAAATACAACAGGGCCACAGGTAGTAATTTAAAGGCTCCTGCACCTAACCCAAAGACAAAAGCTGACGCTGGACGCAAAAAGAGTTTTTGCGCTAGAATGGCTGGTGTCGTAGCCAAGGCTAAAGGCCCGGCAGAACGGGCTAGGGCAAGCATGAGACGCTGGAAGTGCTAACTTTATGAAACGAGGACTCTACGCCAACATCCACGCCAAGCGCGAGCGTATTGCCGCTGGCAGCAAAGAACGTATGCGGAAGCCCGGATCAAAGGGTGCGCCAACCGCAAAGGCGTTTAGACAATCGGCCAAGACAGCCAAGAAGAAGTAATTATGAAATACATACTTGAGCGAATCAAAGAACCATCCACATGGCGCGGCGTGTTTGCGCTACTTACAGCAGTCGGGATTAAGCTGCACCCAGAGATGCAAGAGGCTATTCTGACCACTGGGCTGGCGCTTATCGGGCTAATCAACGTTATCCGCAGGGAGTCCAATGATACAAAACCTACTGCAAATCCTGCGCCTGTGGTTGGAGATCAAGGCTAAACGGGCATCATGGGAGCTAGAGCGTGACATAGCCAAGTACTGCGATGATGTCGAAACTCAGATCCTTGAGGCTAGGGCCAGTGGCCGTGATGCTTTGGCTGACAGGTTGCGCTACCAGTTCACGCGATCAAGCAAGATACTTATATCCACCCAGCAAGGAGATACTTGAGCTTCAGGCTGGACAGACGTACACTGCCGAGGTGGCACAGAAATGGCATTCAGACTCCCGATACCAGCAACTTGAGCTGGAGTTGATTGATGCCACTTCTGTCGCCAAACAATCTCAACACAGGTAATGCAATGGAAAGCCCCGGTGAAATGTTAGACGATCTCAAAGAAATTGGCTCTGTTTTGGGCATAAACGTAGCCGCAATTGCATTGTCTTTAAGCGAGATCGAGCAAACAGTTCGCATTCTGGGTGGCATTGCCGCAATCTTTTATACGCTGACCAAGATATACAAGCTGTTACACAAATGATTGACGAACGGTCAGCCAAGTTCATAGCAACGCTGTCACCTGAAGTCAGGGACGCCTTTATTGCGTTCATCGTAGACGCTAAAGAACTGGTTGCTCAAAATGGACTGGACTACAAGGTCATCTGTGGAACTAGGACGTTCGAGGAACAAGCGGCGCTGTACGCCAAGGGGCGCACGGCTCCGGGGCCAAAGGTGACTAATGCCAAACCAGGATCGTCCATGCACAACTTCGGACTCGCCATCGACTGTGGCGTGTTCAAGGGTAAAGTGTACATGGATGGCAGCACACCCGCTGACGCAAAGCTCGCTGACCTTATGCATAAACACGCCTCCACGCTCTGCGCCAAGCACAAGCTCCGCTGGGGTGGCAACTTCAAGTCTATTTACGATGCGCCTCATTTTGAGTATGATACTCCTTATTCTCTTGCTGATCTGCGTGTTCGCCGGGCCAAGGGACAATCTTTAACTGCTTAATCTTATGCCTAAGTCAATGAATGCAATGCTGGCCATCCTTGGTGGCCCTATGGGCGGCAAAAGCCGCTCCTGTCCCGAATGCGATTCCCCAATGGAGTCTGACGGCACTTGTTCCGAGTGCGGTTACGGCGAAGAGGAAGAGTACGAGGGAGAGGAAGAAGGCGAAGATGAAGGTCACATGGAGCGCATGATTGAACTGCGCGACGATCTCCAGCGGGTTGTAGACAAGCTCAGTAAGCTCATTTCCTAATGGCAGAAGAACTTCAAGCTGAAGGTGATGACATGTTTATTGGCTTTGCCAGTAGGCTCGACCCTGCCAACTTGAAGCCCGGTATGCTACAGGCGAGCTTTAACACTCGCTTACAGCGCGGCATTGCCCAACCTCGTAAAGGAACTAAGCGTCTTACTGACAATGATCTTATCAACCTGACAATGGTTGGCTCTGGCTTGTACGTTGACGCTGACGGTCACGACAACATTGTCATGGTCTTTACGGACAAGCTGTACCTGTACAAGCCCGCCCAAGGGCAGAACACCGAGGTGCTGTATGGGCCTTATGACTTTCCTCCAGATCGTGTAATCCAAGAAGGTGGTATTTGTGACGTTGTTACGGCATTAAACAAGATATTTATCTTTCGCGGTAAGTACGATAAAAAGACGTTTTTAGCTACCGAATCAAATGCCAGTATATTAGATGACGCAACGGGTATAATTACAATCACGACTGAAACGCCACACGGTTATTCGACCAATGATGAAGTTACAGTTGGCCTTACGGATGGCGGGGATGGCCCCGGACAAGCGGTTACTGGAAGTTATGTTATCACGGTAACTAGCCCAACTACATTTACTTTTGAGTGGAATAACAACACTGGCTCGACGTTTGCGGCACGGACAAACGATCCGGGGTGGACAACTCGACGGGGATTGCCGCCACTTATCTGGCAAGATGGCCTTTCGGATCTGACTTATGCAGAGCAGAAGTTCACTGTGGATGGCGGTACGGTGACAGGCATCACGCAATCTGTTCCATGCGCTGACTTTGGCTTGTACTTTCAGAACCGGCTTATCCTTAAGTACGGTGATTACCAGATGCTCGTTAGTGACATCCTGAGCGAACAGTGCGACACGACGCTCAACAACTTTGTTATCAACACAGGCGGGAACGACTCAATTGTAGGGGTGCTGCCGTGGGTGCAAGACCAGTTCTTGGTCTTTATGACCAACAGCATCTATGTTGTTTTTGTAGAGACTGACAACTTTAACATCAACTCACCTCCCGGAGCCAACAGTTCTACAACTGTCATAACAACCGAAATTGGTTGTTTAGCTAGGCGCTCGATTGTGGCAGCGGGTCAATTCGTGTTCTTCCTGTCTGCTAACGGCGTTCACATGCTGACGCCCCAGCTTGACCTAAAACTGCTAGGCAACACGCTGCCACTCAGTGAACCAATCGCAGATTTCTTTGACACAGTAAACTACGACACTGTTCAAAACTCAGTTGCGACTTACTATAACAACCGCTTCTACATTGCGATACCTACTGGCACGGCGACTAGGAACGATAAGATCCTTGTATACAATACGCTCAACCAGAATTGGGAGTCGATTGACTATTATCCTGTTGGGTTATTCTCAGATAACTTGATCTTGTCTGCGTATATCAATCAACGCCGATTGATGATCATCACCAACTTTGCTGGATCTGGCCAGTACGGTGGCGTGTTTCTATCAGAAGAACAAACACAAGGAGATGAGTTTAATTACTCTGACGCTACGCCGCTGTTGCCATTTAATTTGTTTCCAGCCTCCAGTCAAGTTACCGAGTCTACGTTAATAGTTAGCACCCAGAACTTTACTCACATTCCTGCGTCCGTAAAGACTAGAGAATACGCTTTTGGAGGAACTTCAGAGAAGCGGTTTAGTCGAGGGGAGTTTACCTTCAACAACGTCGCAAACGACTTTGTGCGGATTGACTCGACCACTTATGACCCAGATGCCACTGAGACTGTCCTTGAGTACAGCTTTAGCGGCACCTCAGACGGAACTTTGCGCCCTCGAATTGCGGCTCGCGGAACATCGATAGCTTGCACAGTTAATTTTGTTATCGGAAGACCAGCCTTGAAGAGTGTTGCTGTTTATGCTATAGCAACCAATAGACCAATGATTTCTCAGGAGTAACTTATGCCCGGATTACAGATCAAAAAAGGTACAACTTACGTCGATTACCCAGCTCCGGGCACTAATCAAGTAACTGCCGCAAACTTGAATGCTCATGTTGATAATGCGGAACTACTTCCCGGTGCCATTTCCGCGCAAAATGAAAGCTCTCCTCAAGGCAATGACTACATTCTTGCTGCACGAGGCGCAGCTTTATTTAAATACACAATAAACAGCATTAGAGATTTATTGTCTACTTATTTTCCATTGCGGTCTGGCTCTTCAATGACTGGAGAGTTAATACTTTCTAGCAGCGTTCCAAGTGCCGCAAATGTTGCGGCAAGCAAGGGATATGTTGATTCAACAGCAGCAGCGGCAACATTGTCTGGGGCAATTGTCATGTGGGGCGGTTCATCTGCACCAACGGGCTGGCTTGAGTGCAATGGGCAAGCCGCGCCTCCCTCGTTACAGTCAATTTATGGGGCAACACTGCCTGATCTTCGTGGTGAGTTTGTTCGTGGTTGGAGCAATGGAAGAGACGTAGATCCGGGGCGTGTACTCGGATCTTCTCAAGGCCAAGACATCCAGCCGCACACGCACACTCCTCCTTCTGGATACCAGTATGTAACAACGCCATTTACTGGAGATGGGTCAATTGATGGGTCACAGGTTACTGGTTCTGGGGAAAGAAATGCTAGCGCAGTTCCATCTGCTGTAAACGTTGGCACAGAAACCCGTCCCCGCAACGTGGCCTTGATGTTCATAGTCAAAACCTAATGACAGTCCAAGACTGGGAACAACTTGTCGATACACTATATGAACAATGCCGAAATCATCTACAGCTTCTTGGACAAGTCTCCCGAGATGACGTTGACGGCTATCTTAGCTTTTATGGTGTCCATGACAGTATTTATGTGGCTCGCCGCAACGGCGTCATCACGGGCATCTCGACTACACATCCGGGCGTTAGCGACTTTAATTGGAAGTGGCGCAAGCAGGATGGCCTGTGGACGATCCACATGGCATGGGCAAGTGAACCTGAAGCGGTTGCTCAAATGTTTAACCAGTTCTTTGAACGCAAATCACCAATCACGCAAGTGTGGGCATGGAGACATGATCATGCCACACAGATCACTCCTAAAAAACTAGAAAGACTTTTATATGGGCGGAGGTAAAACTCAAGTTGTATCGGCACCAGCGGCTCCTAACTATCAGGAGTCCATGCGGTCAATTCTGCAAGCGCAGATTGATCTTGCTCCGAAGGTGTATGCCAGTGAGGAGATCTATCAGCCTAAATATCAAGCCTTACAAGATCAGATTGCCAGTCAGGCTGCTACTAGCCAAATTAATCTGTACAGGCAACTTCAGCCTCAATACTCGCAGTTAGAAGAAAATTACATGAAGGCACAGCAGGCAGCGCAGTTGCGCGGCTTGCAGGAGCGTGCTCCAGAGTATATCCAGGCCTTCCAGCAGGCCCAGGGTGTTGGCGGCATCAATCAAGCTCTCCAGAAGTACACAGAGCAGAAGCTCGGCGGATTGCAGGCTAATGGCGCAAACCTTTCTCCAGAAGAGCAGCGTATGCTCGATCAGCAGGCCAGAGCGGGCTATGCAGCTCGGGGAACGTCGCTAGGTGGGCAGAGCAACCTTGCCGAGGTGATGAACCGCTACAACGCACGTCAGGCCCGGGAGCAGCAGCTTGTGGCCCTTGGCACAGGATTGGGTGGCTACTTCCAGCAACAGGCCGCCCCTGCATTGACTTCGTTCTACCAGCAGCCGATGTACGCCGGTTCGTTTGGCGGTCAGGCTGCACAGAATGCAATGATGGGCCAACAGCAGGCTGGACCACAGTACTTCAACCCAGAGTCACAGACAGGCATGGGCTCGATCTACGGTGCGTACAACGCACAGATGCAGTATGCCGCTGGCATGGCGCAAGCTAACGCCGCAAAGAGTGCTGGCAAGAATGCAATGTTTGGATCACTTGGCGGCGGAGCGTTAATTGGGGCTGGATTGGCATTCTGCTGGGTAGCTAGAGAGGTTTACGGGGAAGCTAATCCTAATTGGCTGTCATTCCGTCAGTGGATGCTAGAAAATGCTCCAAAGTGGCTTCTTAACGCTTACATTAAGTATGGACAGCAATTTGCAGCCTTTATTAAAGATAAGCCTCGCGTAAAGTGGTTTATCAAGCTGTGGATGGACTCAAAGATTAAACGGTAATTCTTATGGCAAGACCTCGTGAACTTTATAATACGCCAGCTCCTCAGGCGATGAGCATGA